TATCAACACGAACGGAAACACCATGACCCATGAACTTGCCCAGGCATTAAAGAACGCAGGGCTGAATCATATCGGGATAACAGGCCACAAACCACGGCCAATCGCAAAGACGATCCGAATATGCCAGGATATAGGCTTTGAATATCACTTGTCGTTTGATCCGATCATTCAGCCGAATAACTGGGCGGGTCAGGTAGATTGGTTTGAGCCCCGGTATTCCTATCCGTGTCATTGGTTGGATATCGGTCAAGTTACGGTCATGTCAAATGGGGATGTAACCACATGCTGTATAGACGCTTTCGCGCAAGGCGTGATTTCGCATGTATTTGAAGATATAACAAAGGCGCAGACACGACCGCACGAACTTTGCAAGACGTGTCATCATATTGTGCCGGAGAGGATGAGGTTGATAAAAGTAGCATGATGGATTCCTTTACATTTATGCAAATAAATAGCGGAACGAATGGCTCTTTTTATTGTGGATATGGTGATTTTTATTGGAATGATAAAATTGATAAACCAAATAGAAGAATATTATCCTCTGCCCAGTGGAAATTTATAAAAAATCAAGAAAACAATTTGATATCAGCAATAGATTGTCATCCAGAGGCTTCAATAGAATTTATTTCTAAATCTGATGAAATGGCAAAAAGAATTTCTGGGGAATATAGTGCGGTTGATTATGTGGCAAGGAATAAAGAAATTGTTGAATTAAAGATAAACGGGCTAACAAATAGTCAGATAGGCGAAATGTTTGGCTTAGACCATACAACTATAGGATCAATTTATAACAAAAGTATTTAACTAAAAATTCGGGCTAAACCTACCGGCCAGTAGGCAAAGCGAAAGCTAACAAATCAAGGGGCAGTGTGGTGCCACACCATCACATTTGCCCCTTTTTTTGTTGCCCGTCAGGAGAAAGCGCAATGGCACACGAACAAGAATATTCGGTCTGGACATCAATGAAAGCGAGATGTGCCAATGAGAACGATAAGGATTACGCTCGATATGGCGGGCGTGGAATATCCGTCTGCCAACGATGGCAGGATAGTTTTGAGGACTTTATGAAAGACATGGGGCCACGGCCAGATGGTGCCACCATTGAGCGGAAAAACAATGACGGCAACTACGAGCCCAAGAACTGTGAATGGGCTGATAGGGCGGCTCAGTCCAAGAATCGGAATTTTGCCAAAACCCATGAATTTGACGTGGAAATATTTTCAACCGGCACATGGAACGGTGACAAATACACCGAACAAGACCTTGAAGATATGGTTAAAAACTTTGAGGCGTTAAAAGAACAAATCAAACCCCCGGTAAAGCTCGGCCACAACGATAAGCAGATGAAAGATGGGGGCCCTGCTCTTGGCTGGATTACCGCTCTTAAAAAATCAGGAAACAAACTGATAGCGCGATTGTCGGAAGTGCCGGACATTGTTTTTAAAGCAATCAAGTCCGGTCGATATAAGCGTGTCAGTTCGGAAATATTTTGGAACTTAAAGCACGGCGGCAAGACGTTTGAGCGCGTCCTTGCGGCTGTCGCTCTACTTGGCGCAGACATTCCCGCCGTTACCAATCTTGCAGACCTGGAAGCGTACCTATCTCAATCCACCGACAAAGGATCGTTTGAGACGGTTAAGCTCTATTCGTTTGAAACGGATGAAGACGGCAAACTCATAACTAAAAAGACAAAAGGAACTAAGAAAATGAGCGAAAACCAAGAAATGAAAGATTTGCTCAAGAGGGTAACTGCCCTTGAGACAACTATCGAAACCAAAGATCAGGACATCAAAACCCTTAAAGCATTGGCAGATGAAAATCAGGCCGAGGCAAAAGCGGCTGAAAAAGCGGCCAAGGAATACAAGGCCAAGCTCGAAACGGCTGAGAAAGAAGCCGCCGAAAAGCTGGAAACCGATCGCCTGTCCGAAATGAAGAAGTGGGCGGAAACGATGGTTAAGGAATTCAAAATGCTTCCGGCTGGTCGTGATCTTCTGTTTGACGAAGAAAAACGGTCCTACACCAAAGAGCAGGGTTTTTCGGTGCCGTTCGAAACCTTCAAGGTTTACGTCGAGATGCAAGCCAAGGTTTTGGACCCGAAGGAAATTTCTCAGACGGATAGGGAAAAAGACAAGGTTTACACCGATGTCAATTCCAAAATCGATGCAATGACCCGGACCTATGCGGCTGAGAACAAGCTCGAATATGGCGAGGCATTGGTAGTCATAATGAGAGAACATCCGGAACTTGCCGAGGATTACATCAATGACGGTGTGGTCGATAAGGATTCCGACTAACGAAAGAGAGGTGAAACATGGCTGGTGAAAATCAGAGATTCGTCTCCACTTTCGTGGCGGCAGAGGATCTTAACGGCACGGGGGCGATTTATCACGCAATCGCCCTGGTCGATGGCAAGTTGGCGAATACCGCAGAAGAAACAAGCGGCATTCTTATCTCAAAACCCAAAAGCGGCGAACACGGAACAATTGCCTATGTAGGTGAACTGAAATTTGCAGCTGGTGGCACAATTGCCAAGGGTGGGAAAATCACGGTTGCGACTTCCGGTTGGTTTACCGCTGCGAACAGTGAAGACACGGTGGTCGGCGAAGCAAAAGCCGCCGTAACTTCCGGTTCGGCTGGTACGGGCTATTTCTCATTTGCCCCGGTAGTTGATCGAAGCACGTTCATACCGTTTTCAATTACCCCGGCTGATTCCACGCTGGTCGGTATGGCAATGGCACTTAACGATAACAAACTGGCGAATACGGGCATAGAAGCGGATGGTGTAACGGTCAGGGCGCTTACTTCCGGCACGGCTGGAAACGTGGCGGCTTTCGGCGTTGTACCCCTTCGCATGGACCCTGCGGTTTGTTGCAGTGCTGGCGATGCCCTATCGGTCACGACTTCCGGTTACTTCACACTGGCCGCATCCGATAGTTACATTTGCGCGAAAGCACTGGCGAACATCGGGAGTGCTGCGGCTGGAACCGGATTGTTTACAGGGTTGCCGCTGTATGCCTACTCCAGTTCGTTCGTATTTTAGGAGGTAAATAAATGGCAACTGAAAATATTTTAATTAAAAGCACATTCCAGGCGCTTGAGGATCTCAACACCCATCAATACCAGGCAATCACGTTAGCTGATGGAAAGGTGGCGAATAACGGGGCTGAAGCATCGGGAATCTTGGTCAATAAACCCAAGTCCAATGAACACGCAACGTGCGGAATTTTCGGAGAGATGAAGTATCGCGCTGGCGGGGCTGTCTCTGCTGATGGAAAAATCACGGTTTCGACTTCTGGTTATTTTACGGCGGCGGGATCTGGTGACTTTATTGTCGGTAAGGCGAAGGCCGCTGTGACATCCGGATCTGTTGGTGTTGGGTATTTTGATTTTATCAAACCACTTTACGCATTCTCAAGCTCGTTTGTGACGTAAGGTACATAAATATGGAGGACTAAAAAATGGGTATGACAGGAAGAGACGTGCATATTGATGTACCTCTCTCAAACGTAGCAATTGCCTACCGGCCTGAAGGTATGATCGCGGATCAAATCGCGCCGATAGTGACCGTTCCGAAACAATCGGACGCTTATTATGTGTGGGATTTGGCAGACGCTTTCCGGACGGAAGATGACAAAAGGGCACCCGGCACGGAAGCGAACGTGATGACTCGCAATATGAGTTCCGGCACGTTCTTTTGCGACAATTACGCTCTAAAGGAAAGAACCCCTTATGAGGATTTAAAAAACGCTGATGCGGCGTTTATTTTTCTTTCACGACAGGCCAGGGCCGAAGCCATCAAGGATAAGCTGATGCTCAATTACGAGTATCGTGTGGCGCAACAGGTTACTTCCGGATCGAATGTTGGAAGTTACACGACTGTTGCTTCTGCTTGGACCACACATGCAACAGCCAACTCTGATCCTATCGGGAACGTCAAGACCGCCATTAATAATGTTGAGGATTCCATGGGTGTAAGGCCCAATTCCATCATTATGGGCGGTTATGCATGGCGGCAATTCAGGGAACATGCTGACGTGATTGACCGTGTGTATGGGAATCAGACCGCACAGGGCGGACGCATTGTCAACATTGGCCATCTTAAAGCTCTGTTCGAAGTCGAGCGGGTATTGATCGGCGGGGCTTATTACAACTCAGCCGATGAGGGCCAGAGCGCAAGTTTAAGCCAGATCTGGAACGATAATGTGCTGGTTTACTACACGCCCATGACCCCGCGAAGAGACAAACCGTCTTTCATGTATGCGTTCCGCTGGAATGAAATCATGCAGATGCAGGCCGAGGTTTTTCAGCTTCCGAGGGCAAA